AAACGCACTCCTCCTAAAAGCGAAAAGCCCGGCAACTGATGAGCACAGTTTGCTGGGCTTTTTTTATTTAGAGGTATGCATGGGCAATCAACATATTTTCAAACTCAGTGGCGACCAGAACGAAGGCGTAACGCGTTTTTTATCGGTCAAGGTGGATACCAAAAAGCTGAGCGAGAAAAAAACGGTTGTGCTCACGGTTACACGCACAGGCAAGTTTTACGATCCTCGTTATGGTGAGTTTGCTATCACCAATGACATGTTACTTAGCATGGTCAACAACTTTGAATCAGGCGTTTACGGTCAAGACATCGTTTTAGATGTGGCTCACAACCATTCTAATGGCGCAGCTGGATTTTTCAGACGTTTATTTCTCGACCGTGGCCGTTTACGCGCTGAAGTCGAACTTACTGAATACGGTATTGATGCAATCAAAAACAAAGGTTTTGTCTATGTATCAGCCGAGTTCCATAACAATTTCAAAGACAACGAAGAACGTAAAGAGCATGGCCCGACATTATTAGGGGCTGGACTCACTGCTCGACCTGTTATTAAGCACTTAGACCGTGTGCAGCTCTCAGAGGCGCAGCTGGATGGCGAGCCGATGACCTTAATTTCCGAACATTTAATCAAACAATTAAGCGAGGACATCCAGATGGATAAGTTTCTTAAACTCTTGCGAGATAATCTAGTTAAATTAGAACTAGCAGAAGAAAACATTAAACAATTAACGGATTCATTCAAATTAGCGGCCGAACCGTTGGGTGATGATGAAGACAAACTAAAAGCATTAGCTGACAGCTTTGAAGCAAGCGGTAAAAAGCTGGCTGAAGCGGTGGGCGATCAAGTTGTCACTTTAAGCATTCAAACGCCTGCAGCCGCAGGCTTATCGAGAGACGATATTTTAGCTGTTGTGACTGAAGCGAATGCAGCACAAGCGCAAACACTTGCTGATGCAGCGAAAAAGTTAAGCGATAACCAAGCCGAATACGAAAGCTTGATCCAAGCTGATGATGGTTTGAAGGCATTATCTGACGACCAACTAAACTTCATTTTAGAAGCGAAAAAACTAATTACAGCTGACAGCACATCAGAGCAAATCAATGCTCTGGCTGAACAGCAAATTAAGTTAGGTAATCAGATTTCTATCGGTCAGCAACTTGCTATGCAAGGTTATCAAATTGCTGGCAACGCACACATTTCTGTTGATGACAGTAATAATGTTAAGTCGTTGCAAGAAACCATTGATAAACGATTAGGTTATGCCGGTCTTTCAGATAGCCAGCGTTATGCAGACACTGGCGGTACCTTACAAGCTGCTAACAAAGAAATGGTTGAACGTGTTCTAGCTGAATACGATGCAAACCCAACTAACGCACAAAATTTGCGTGCTGAGCATAAAATGCTAGCCGGTGGTGCAGGCGATATTTCTGATGTTACTGTTCCGGCGGTGGTAGAACGTACCGTGATTCGTGAATCACTTTATATGATGAAAGGCCTAGGATTTGTGAATTACGGCACGATGCAGTTCGCAAACTCTGGCACTTTACCTTATAGCTATCGTGATATTACCGCTGCAGGTAAAGACGCGACCCGTGTTTATGAAGGCCAAGAAATTCAACGCGCCGGCATTAAACAAGTGGCTGATACGGTTTACCCTATCCCGCAAAAACTTGCATTCCAAATTTCAAACGAATTGAGCTACTTAACACGTAGCGGATTAATTGATTTTGATGCTGCGATTGAAAATGTGCGTAATGCAAGCCGTATTATTGGTGAAGACTCAGATACATTAATCTTCAATGAAATCCAACAAAGCAATGATGAATTTGGCGCGGTTGCTGTTGCTGATGAAGATATCCCCGGTGCTGATATTGATGGCACCAATAATGTATTTGTATTGGCAAACTTCCCCGTTGTTCATCCTCGTACTCGTCGTGATCTTCAAGGTAACATCATTGGTTCAACCTTGAACCCGATCACTGTTCAATATAATAGTGGTAGTGGTTTAACGACGATTGAAGAATTTGACGGTACCGGCACACAGGCAGCTGGTTTCTATTACACACTTGATTATAACGAAGGTGAGTTTTATATCACTGACGAGTCAGGTGCGATTGTGGTGCCAGCAAATACGCATGCACTTCGCGTTAGTTACAGCTATACCACAAACGCTTATAAATTCGATACATTCTTGAATGGTGCTGACGTAAAAGCACATTGGAATAACTTCCTTTATCGCTACGGCCTGCGTAAAACCGAAATGAACGCACGTTTACGCACAACCAACTTCGGTTTGATGTCTGAAACCGTAATGAATCAGATTGAACAAGCTGAACAGTTTATTGCGAATTACAGCAAGCCAGGTACCGACTTAACAGCAGATGGAAGTTTAGGTCGCATCAAAGCCGTTCCAAACACGCACACCACTGCACCAGGTTTATGGATGGGTGACCAACGTATCTTCTTAGGTGAACGAAATCAAACACGATTCCGCATGATGAAACCTTGGGCGATGGGTGAATTACAAGATCAGCGCGGTCCGAATGGTCGATTCACAGGTCAAAAAGAAGCATACGGCGAACAGTTCATTGTGCTTCACACACCTGAGCCATTGAAGAATGCAACAACATCAATGGTGCTATACAACTCTAACACTCGCGCTGCTCGCGTAATGTAATTTGGTTGGCCCCGCTTCGCGGGGCTTTTCCTTAATTTTTTAGAGGTTGAAACATGATCCCGATCACCAATAACAGCGAGCAAGATTTAAAAGTCGGTGTTCGCACTGTACCACCAGGCGAAACAATGTTCTTTGCTGAAAGCGAAGTACCTTTATACATGCGTAAACGCATGGAAAAAGAAGTTAAACCAGAACCAGAAGTTAATCCGCTAGCTGAACTAATTGAAGGCACCGTTCCTGAAGTGGTTGAGGGTTTAATGGCGTTAACTGATTCGCAACTTGATGAAGTGGTTGAACTTGAATTAGCAGGTAAGAAACGCCAAGGTGTTGCGTCAGGCATTCAAGAAGAAAAGTTACGTCGTGCTAACTTAAAAGCAGAAGGTGATGAAAACCCAGGCGGTGATGAAAACCCAGGCGGTGATGAAAACCCAGAAGGTGATGCTGGTGCCGCTGATTAAATCAATCACAACGGCTGATATGGTACTGGAAGCCCTGATGTCTCAGGGCTTACCGGTATTTAGCGGCGATTATAACGTGACCTTAGTGGGTATTCGTTCAAATGACCGTGACGCCAACACCTTCAATGATGTGTTAGTCGTGTTGTTTACGGTGGGGCTGCAGCAAAACTTTTTTGCTTTCCCATGCACAACCGACCCCGGCGTTTATTACCGTAAAAACCCACTTACCCCAAATGGCACAGCTGTTTTAGTGCCTGGCCACTATAAAGGTTGCTGGCAAATGGGTATGCATCGCGGTCAATATCCGGCCCTGGTGCAACGCGGCCACATGTCTGTTTATCGTGACAATAACAAAGACAAGGTTATCGATCTGTCTGATATGAAAGAACACGGTTTATTTGGCATTAACTTACATCGCAGCGCCAAAGATTATGAATCAACGCAAGTTGATAAATGGTCTGCAGGTTGCCAGGTGTTAGCAAATCCAGCTGATTTCGCTTTATTGATGGCCATACTCGAACGCAGTGCCGAGCTTTACGGTAATTCGTTCAGTTATAGCCTCATCACGGAGGATGATCTTTGAATTTAAACCCACTAGCGCCTGTTTTTAGCATCGGTGAAAAGCTGATTGATAAATTAATTCCAGACCCTAAAGCGAAGGCTGAAGCGGCGAAAGAATTACTTATCTTGCAGCAAAACGGCGAGTTAAAGGAGCTAGAAACACGCATGAGCGCAATTTTAGCTGAAGCACAATCAAGCGACCCATGGACGAGTAGAGCAAGACCTTCATTTATGTATTTGTTCTATCTGGTTGTCGTTGTGTTGGTGTTGATTGCGCCTTTTGTGGGTGTGTTTTACCCGGTCGAAATGGACCAGTTCTATCACAACGTTGAATCAGGTTTTAAAGCCATACCTGAAGCGATGTGGTGGACTTTTACGACCGGGTTCCTAGGTTATGCCGGCCTAAGAACAAGAGAAAAAGAAAAAGGGGTCGCCGGGTGAGTAACACGATCGAATGTTTACGTGAGGAAATGAAATCCTTATTTGGTGATCTGCAGTCCGAAATAAAATCATTAAATGCCTCGATGAAAGACATTATTCGTCTTGAAGGTAAATTGGCACGTATTAATGATCTAGTCGACCGTATCGGCGTTGAACAAGATGACGTTGAACAGCGGGTTAGAGTGCTAGAGAAAAACACCAATATAAACTCAGTGCGTATCAGTGGCAGCGAACGCATTGCCTGGCTTGCTTTGACTTCTTTACTGGCTATCGCTGTTGCCTATATGAAAACCCAAGGCGCTTGATGATGGTTCTAACCCGTTCAAACATCATCGCCGAACATAAACGTGGTTTAGGGGATGCTGAATCACGCTTTAAAGCATCGGGCAATGCTGACTTTGAGCGTCATTTAGTTAAGGCCTTAGCGCGGTTTTCTCAACTTCGCCGACGCATTGTTTACACCGAAATTACGTTAACAGCAGGCGTCAGCGATTATCCTGCACCGGCTGAAATGCTTGATATGCATTTATCAGAATGGGGTGATGAAGACACAATCAAACCCTGGGATAAAGGTTATAACCCTTTACCGAAAGCCAACTTAGTCAACATTGCCAATGGCGCAAAAACATTACGCCTTTCACCGGCACCAACTGGTTTTCAAATTGGCTGTTTCGGCGATGTCTATGCGTTTTCTTATCGTGCCAAACACGTTATTGATAGTGATGCAGCGAACACAAGCATCGATGAAGAAGATCTCGATCTACTTTATCACCTGATGCTAATCGAAGCTGTTAAAGAGCTCGCAGCACAACAAACGGTTAACCCTGTGCAGTTAAACCGTGGCATGACCGCCACAGCAAATGCAGCGCAACCATCAGCACTGTTAGAGCTATTAGAAAAGCAATTGGTGAATTATCGATGAGCGCTTTCTCTATTAGTGTTAAAAACCGCGTTGCTGTGCAGCAATTACGCCAAGGTGCGGCTTTGCTTGAAGCAAATGTTGATGCTGCAGTAGAACGTACCGCAATTGAAACCGGCCGTGAACTGCGCCGGGAAGCACCAAAAGCACATACAACACTGACTAACAGCATTACGCACGAACAGGTTGGTCATGCGGCTTATAAAGTTGGCCCTCACGTAGATTACGCGTCGGCGGTTGTTAAAGGCAGTTTAGGCGGTGGCGCCGTGCCTTTTCAGGTGATTTTTGAATGGGTCAAAGTTAAACGTTTATCACCTAATCAACCTGGTTGGACATTAAAAGATCTAGCCTGGGTGATTCAGAAGAAAATTCTAATGCGTGGCACACCAGCGAACCCCTTTGTCGATAGGGTG